GCGTCCGCTGGGCGTGCGGACGTTGCACCAGTGCTGCGAGTGCGTGGCGTAGGTCGGCTGCATCTGACCCACTGCGTCAGCCTCGTAGGTGACCGACTGGTAGGTCAGCAGGGCGTTGTATGTCCCTGCGTTGGGCGCGAAGTTGGGCGGCATCTCAGACGCGCGAACCCCAGGACTCGGAGTCGAGCAGGTAGTCAGCCCCGCGTGGGATCACAACGGCCGTATAGTCGGTCACGTCCTCGCGGTTGCGGTAGAGGTGGCCGACGATCATGAGGATTGCCTGCTTGATCGTTGCGGGCGTGCTGGTGGCGAGCGAGCCGTACCCGGCGGTGAACCGGATCGTCACGGCGTCGAGCTGGTATCGCGTGTAGGGCCAGACGCGGGTGAGCGGGTAGGGATAGACGGCACCGGGATCACCCGTGCGGACCGAGTAGTCAGTGCCCTGCACGAGCGTCTGCGTCGTCGCATTGAGGTCGATGTAGCTGAGCGTGGTCACCGCGATCAACGGTGCCTTGGGGATCACGATGACGTTCTGCACTCGCATCCACAGGCCGGTGTCGCTGATGACTGTCGGGAACGTTTCGAGCGTGTAATCCCAGGTTTTCGTGAGGAACGACCGGTCCAGGTGTGATTCGGCCCGGCGTCTTGCGGCCGTGATCAGGTTGGCGATGTAGCCGTCCTCGGCTGTCGTCGTCACGCGAAGGTGCAGCTTGGCCTCAGCCAGCGTGACCGGTTCGAGGGCAAACGTGAGCGTGGCTGTGCCGCTGGCGGTCGCCGCCTGAGTCAGTGTGATCGTGGTGGCGCTGGCCACGGTCGAGACGTACGTGCCCGCCGCGATCCCGGTGCCGCTGACGCCCACCGCTCCGTTGATCGCCGTGGTGTCGGCCATCGTGACGGTCGTGCTGCCGCTCGTGGTCGTGCACGAAACGGCAACCGTCGCGTCGGTGACGAGCGTGAACTTCCCCGGGAATGTGACGCGGGGGAGGTTCACGAGCGCGAGACCGCCTTCTCGGCCCGTCGCGCCCGCCGGTTCGTCGCGGTCTCGGGCGTGGCCTGCCGCTCACTGGCCGCCTGAGCTTCGGGCTTCGCGGCAATGCCGGGGTAGAGCGTTTCGACGATCTGACAGGCTTGCTCGACGTTGGCCGAGTCGGCGCGGAACTGGCTGGCGTGGGTCAACCACTGAGAGGCAACCTGGTGTCCGGCCATGTGGGCGAAGCTCCGCAGGGTCTCCCGCCAGTTGCGAAAGTCGCTCACAATCGGGTCAATGTGTTCGCACATGACGCGGTACTGGCGGGGTCCGTCATTGGCCCGGTTCTGCCGGGTGCTTTCATTGCCTTCGTGGTGCACCCAGTACCCGACGATGGCTGGGTCGATCACGGCCCCGCCGAGTCGGGCAAGCTCGGCCAGAATGATCCGCTCGGCGAACAGGTCGGCGTTCTGCGGCACATTACGGACGCACTCAATCGCCTTGGGGTTGACCCGAAAGGCTACAGCTGGACTCAGGGCGTGGCTTGTGTAGTAGGCTCCCGCAGCCATCAGGACCGGCGCCATCGTGGTCGGACGGCCGCGGAAGAGGTCCATCGGCAGGGTCGGGCCGGTGCCGTGACCGGGAATCGAGGTCTTGCCGTCGTAGGAGACGCCCAGGCGGGCCAGGTAGGTTTGCGCATCGGGCACGGCGTCGAAGCACTGCTGGATTCGCTTGGTGAAGTGGGGGGCCACCACGTCATCGTCCTGGAGCCAGGCGAAAAGCTCGGTGTCGCAGCTCTCGGCGGCGAAGGCCCAGTTCTGCCAGAGGTTCTCGGCGGGCGAGTGGACCATCCGCACAAGCGGATTGTCGGCGTAGGCCGAGACCAGTTCAGCGACCGCCTCGGAGCCCTGGTTGCAGACGAGCACCCGGGCCGGGGTCTGCTGGGCCAGCGCCGAGTCGATCGCCGTGGCGAGCAGTTCGATGCGTCCGCCTCGCGTGGGGATCCCGATCGTGAGCCGAAGACCGATCAAGCGATGCCTCGATCAAGGGGGTAAAAAAAGACGGGGCGGCCATCGGCCGACCGCCCCGCCCGGCGTAACGAACCCGCGATCAATAGACGGTGATGGCGGCGACGGAACTGGCGTCCACGTCCTTCGCCGGAGCGTACTTCGGGCGGCCCAGCACAATCGCCGAGCCAGTCCACGAGGAGTTGGCAACGGTGATGAGCGGGCGGAGATAGCGTTGAACAGGCGCGGCCGAGTTGGCCGAGTTCGGCTGGTCAAGCCGCAGCTCGAGCCACTCCTGCTTGCTGTTGCTGGTGCTCGCGTAGGTCGACGTGATGCACGAGGTGGCCTGGACGTTGGCCCAGGCTGAATCGTCGCTGGCCGACGCCGAGCAGTGCTGCCACTTGAGGTTGACTGTGCCCGTGCCCGCGAGGATGCCCACGTCGAGCAGGGCGGCCAGCCGATCGTAGATGTAACCGTCGATGATCGTGGCATCGCCGTAGCTGGACGCGGCCCGCGTGGGCGAGCCGCCGACGATCGCCACAAGAGCGACGTCCTGGGTGAAGTTCTGCGTCCGCATGGGAGGTTGGCCCCCTTATCGAAGAGTGAGGATGTGAGCGGGGACGCCGCCCGTTACTGGATCTTGAGCGAGACGAACGGGGAGACGGTCGTGGTGCCGTCTTCCAGCGTGATCGCGTTGTTGAGCCAGGGGGCCCCGCCGACGCGATGCACGATCCGGAAGGCCCGCTCGTTGGTGCGGAACAGGTAGTCGTCGCTCGATGCGACCTCGGGCGGCCCACCGTCGGCGATCAGGTACTTCGAGAAGTCGAAGAAATTGAAGTCGCCGTCGGTATTGATGGCGGGGAGCTTGGGCGTGATCCGGACCGGACGCATGTACAACATGACGCCGGCCGCGCCCGCGTTGGCGATCTGCTGGTCAGCCCCGCCGAGGTAGACGCCGCTCGGGTAGAAGACGCCGTTGGCGCTGCCGGTCATCTGGAGCACGGCCGCCTCGGACGACTGCGATACGAACCATTCGCCCGCCCCACGGCTCTCGACGAGCACCCGGGTCCAGACGTTGGTCGCGTTGGCGAAGCTGATCGCCGTCGCTGAGCCGCGACCGGCCGCCGTGATGATGCGGCACGGAGCAGTCAGCACGCCGATCGGCTTGCCGACGCCGTTGCCGCGCAGAAAGGCGTAATCCTCGGCATAGGCCACCGCCCCGCCGAACAGCTGGTAGATCAGCGGTTCAAGGCTGATCGCCGACTTCTGGAGCAGGGTGCGGCCAACCGGGGTGTAACCGGTGACCTCGTTGAGAGTCAACGTGGTCTGGCGGAAGCCCGGCTCGGTGCTGGTGATCGTGGCCGATTCGCCCGACCACGTCAGCACGACGCCGCCGAAGTAGGGCGGGTTGCCGGCCGACTGAGCCGTCGTCTGGTCGAGCGACGGGATCTTGATGGTCTCGGCGGCCATCGGGATGACGGTCGCACGCGGCCGAACCAGCGACTGCGGAGCCGCCACCTGCATGAGCCGCTTGTAGAAGTCCTCCGGCATCAGGTAGCCGCCGGCCGTCCCCGACGACATGGTCAGGTTACGGGCCTCGGTGTTGTGCCGGCGGATGTCCGGATCACGGCTGTTCTTCCACTCGCGGAACGACGACCGGTAGAGGTTCTTGAGGAGGTCGTGGGCCTCCTCGAACCGGTCGCGATGCGTTTGACGGTTGCTCACGTCCTCGATGCACGTGAGCCAGTCGCTGAAGGACCGGCGGCGGTCGGCCTCGCTCTCGCCGCCGTCGATCCGTCCCTGGTAGGCGTGGTCCTGCTCGTCGCGGGTGCGGCCCCGGTTGTCGATCGGCTCACCCGTGCGGGTGTCGCCCTGCTGCCGCGACTTCTGAAGATGACTGAAGACGCGCTCGACCTGATCGGCACGCTTCTCGAAGCTCTCGCCCTCGACGAGCTTGGCATCGACAATGCCCTGCTCGTCCTCGGTGAGTTCGCGGTTTTCCTTCTCGGCCAGAGAAACGACGTTGGCCGCGTCTTCACGGGCCTCGGCCGCCTTGCGCCGAAGTTCCTGGCTAGTCATGATGCCATGACCCCCAAAGCGGCCTCAGTCGGCCGGACCTGATGGAGCCGCAGCCGTCGGGGGGAACCCGAACACGGTCAGCTTGCGGCGGTATGCCTCGCGAATCGGCGACGGCCGGCGCACGGTCGATCGCAGCTCCTTCACGAGCGGTTCCACGTCCTGGGATCCGATGGCACGCAGGGCCAGATCGGTCCCCTCGTAGGCGGGATAGGTGACGACCGACACGTCGAACAGGTCGGCGTCGAGCACCTCGCGTTCAATGATCTCGCGATCATCCTTGCCCCAGCGGATCGTGAGGCGGTCGCCGCCCCGATCCATGATCACGGTTCCATCCTTTTTCTCGACGGTCGTCACCTTGTCAGCCCGCGTCGGGGCGAATGCGAAGCTCATCCCGTCGATGTCGCCGCGATCGATCGGTGCGATCACAAGGTCGCGGATCGTGGGCGTGGTCGGTGCGTCGGTGATCGTGGCCAGCCCCACGCCGTCCTCGGTGAGCCGAAGCGTGCCGCTCTTGCTGCGGCCCAGGACGAAGTTGCTGTCGTGGTTGAAGAGCGATCGCACGTCCTGCTTTTCGCGGTTCGCGCGGGCGAAGGCGCCAGGGCGGATGATTTCGCGCATCTCGCCGTAGCGGTCCTCCCAGATCACCGCCCACTGGTTGAAGACAGCCGCGTGCCCGACGATTTGCGGAACCCGCTCCTCGCCCTGCTCGCGGTAGCAGATCGTCGGCTTCTCAGCGATCCGCCGCCGCTCGCCGCGCGGAGCGGACGGGGTCGCCTGGAGCGAATCGCGGCGGTCGGCGATCGGGGCCGGCTCCTTGGCGAGCCGCGCCAGGTGTTCGCGGAAGCTCATGGGAGGGGCCTCAGCCGAAGCGGGGGAAGTAGGTGGTAGTCGCAGCGCAGCCTTCGGGCAACGGCGCGAAGTGGCCGCTTTCGACGAACATCTCGACGGTCTGCGTGGTCATGTCGAAGTTCAGCGTGACCAGCCGAAGGTCGTCAGGCATGGCCGAGTCGCCGTTGACCAGGCGGACCACGCCCAGCAGTCGCTCGAATTGCTGCCGCGTGATGGTCACGCGGCGGATGCCTTTGGGTTCGGACATGGCCTCAGGTCTGATTCGCGAGCCAGTTCTCGCGGCCCATGATCGCGATGGCGCGTTGCCAGGCCATCAGTTCGTAGATCGCGGACTCGGAGCCCTTGAGGTTCTCGCGGAACACGTCGGCCGTGCCCTCGTCGCCCGCCTCGCGAGCCGTCAGGATGCCCGCACGTTCGATCGCGGCGGCGGATCGCTCCATCGCGAGGACCATGTCCAGGGTCGCGGCCGGATCCTCGTCAGCCTCCCCGGGCGCAGCGTGGGTGAAGTCCTCCTCGGCGTCGAAGAACTCGAGCCGCTTCAGAATCCGATCGAGGTGCTCTCGCTCCTCAGTCGCCTCGTCACGCCAGTGGCTGGCGAGCTTCGTGAGCCCCGCCCGATCGTGGCAGGCGGCGAGGTCGGCGTAGGTCTCGATCGCGGTCAGATGCGCCGCAAGGCTCGCGTTGAGTGCCTGGATGATGTCCGGGTTCATGCGAGCACCTCTTGGATTCGATTCGTGTGGCCGTTGGTCTTGTGGCGGCTGTCGTCGTTGATCGACTCGGGCGGCGGGGCCGGTGCCTCCTTGCCGTCCGGGGTCGGTCCCACGTCGGGCGGGCTCGCGGCAGGTTGGCGCTCGGTCGGCTGGTCGAGCGGGACCAGCGCGGTCGAGACGAACCGCCTGTCGCCGTCGTCCCCAATCGGATTGAACCCTTCGAGTGCCGCGATATCGTTCGGGCTCAGGACGCCCAGCGCGGCGAGCTTGGAGTAGAACTCTCCGCGGGTGCTCATGTTGCCCCGGGCGATCTGTGCCTGGTTGTGCTCGATGTAGAACCCGGCTTTGCGTTCGTCGGTGGTGAGCAGCTTGCGGTTCAACTCTTCCTCGATCGCGCGGCACCACGGGGCGATCGTCGTGAGCTGGTAGTCGGTGTTCGCCTCTTCGAGTGCCCGGTAGGCCGATCCCGTGCTGGAGTAATCCCCGATCTTGTGGGGCGGAATGCCGAACAGGCGGGCGATCTCAATGACCTGGAACTGCCGGGTCTGAAGAAACTGGGCATCGTCGGGCGGGATGCTCGTGGGATGGAACTTGGCACCCCCTTCGAGGATCGGCACCTTGCCAGTGTTGTCGACCCCGCCGTAATTGGCGTGCCAGGTCATTGACAGCCGCTTCACGGCCTCATCGTTTTGCAGCCGGTAGGGCAGTTCGAGCCAGCCGCTCGGCTTGACCGAGTTGCCGAAGAACGAGCCGCCGAACCGCTCGGCCGCGATCCCCAGGCCGATCGCCTCGGACGCAAGCCGAGCCACGCTGTAGCCGCGCAGGCCATCGAAGCCGAACCCGGCACAGTGCAGCACGCGCGACGGCGGCAGGGTCGCCTTGCCCTCCATGCCGCCCAGGCGGTAATACAGCCGCTTGTTCTGCGCCACGCGGTCCGGGATCGTCGTGGACGGGTCGAGCAGGTAGAGACCGGTCGGGTAGCCTGCCGCGTCGAACGTGATCTCGGCGTAGCCGTTGCCCCAACCGAGGATGTGCCCGATCAGCGCCTGCCGCCACCGCATCGAGGTCGTCTCGCCGTCGGGCGAGGTGCCCAGCAGTTCGGCGACCGGGTGATCGACGATCTCATCGCGGCCCCCCTGACGGCGTCGCCTGTAGACGCGCAGGGGAAGCGAGGACACGTCGGTGGCAATACGGTTGATTGCCGCGTAGTAGGCTGCCAGAGACAGGGCGCGATCGGGCGAGATCAGGATGCCCGCATTGGACATCTGGCCCGCCGAGACCAGACCGCCCCACGACAGCTGGTTTGACCAGACGCTGACAGCGCGCGACTCCCGCAGCGCCCGCCATGCGGCCGAGATGCGATCGAGCCAGGTCACGCGCCACCCACGAGCAAGATGAGCGAACCCCCTGAAACCGGAGTCAGATCCATCGTCTTGTGCGTCCCGTCCACGGTCACCGCGGACGCAAACGTGAGCACGTGGTGAGCACCAGCCGCGATGGTCAAATAGGGGGTGTCCGTACCACCTGGCGACGCCCCCAGCGGCAGGGATGCACCGTTGGTCGCTCCGATCGCGACCTTGATCGACTGAGCGCCGTCGTTGTAAAAGTGCAGCTGAGTGAAGCTCGCGAACGCGGTGTCGCCCGCGTAGCTCTGCGCGATGGTCGTGGTGTCGGTCAGGTCCAGGGTCTTGGGCGTCGTGCCGCTGAACGTGATCCGCACCGCCCCGTTTTTCGCGTAGGTGGCGACCGCCAGGTTGACCAGAAGCGAGTCGAGCCGGGTGCCGCCGAGCGCACTGTTCACCGAGTCGATCCGTCCGGCATCGACGGCGATCAGGCTGATGGTCGACCCGCTGGTCGTGACCCGCGCGAAGCCTGTTTTGGTGGTGGCCACTCAGTCCGCCGTGGTATAGCAGGAGATCAGGATCGTCGGGGTAATGTCCGCCGTCGTCACCGTCATATCGCGATCACCCCTCGCTCTTGCGTGTAAGGGCACTCGGCCGACTCGGCGCCGGCGGCGACCATCGCATTGATGATGGCCGCCAGTCCGTCAATCCGGTTCGTCGGCAGGCTCTTGTCCAGATACATCAGGCCGGTCGTGTTCTTCCTCATCGTGGCGTTGGCCACGTTCCAGCCGAGGACCGGGTTGCGGTCGTGCCTCAGCTTGCGGTCGAGCATCAAGGACTCGAATCGCACCATCGCCTCGTTGAGCGTCAGCGGTCCCTGGGCGATTCCCTTGACCGGCATTCCGTAGTCGTTGAGCAGCCGGCTCAGTAGCAGGCCAGCATAGGCCCGGTCGGCAAACAGCGCCCGGAACGGCGTGCGGCGGTTCTGCTCGGCGATGTCGCGTTCGACCTGGTACTGGTCGATCGTCTGGCCGGGGGTGAACGTCAGCCATCCGGCATCGTGCCAGTTGCGGTACAGCTCGAAGTTGCGCGGTTCGTCGCGCCAGCGCCCCTCCTCGGGCACCCAGAACCGGGCCGTCAGGTCGTAGCCGCCGAGGTCGTTCGGGAAGACCAGACCCATCGCCGACATGTCGCCGGTGACGCCCAGGTCGAGCCCCGCGTAGCACGGCCGGCCATCGAAGGCGGTGTCGTCCAGCGTCCCGCAAGCCGCCCATCGCTCCTGAGAGAGCCACCGGGTTGCCTGCTCGGTCCATTGGTTGAGGTAGAGCTGTCGGAATGTGTTCTGGTAACTGGGTATGTGCTGGGCTTTAAGGCACTCGTCGCGTATGAACTCCAGCGAACAGAAGTCGCCCAGGGCCGGCATGACCCGTCGCCAGACCGCCTCGTCCCGCCAGTCCTCTTCGGGTGCGGCCTCGTAGAGGATCGGCAGGAACTTGGGGTCGTCCACCACTTTGTCCCGCACCTTGCGGGCGTGGTCCCACATCTCCCAGCAGAGGCTTGTTCGGTCATATCCCGCCGTGGTGATATACAGAGTCAACGGCTCAAGCCGCGCCCCGTAGCCGGTCGTCAGGACATCGTGAAACTCGCGATCCGGGAGAACATGCACCTCGTCGAACAGGACTGCCGAGGGGCCGAGACCGTGCTTGCTGTAGGCCTCGCTCGACAGTGCCTCGTAAGTGTTGTCCGAGGGTTCGTAGACGATCCGCTTGTAGCCGTCGTACACGTGGCACAGACTGTCCAGCGTCGGGTCGTTGCGGATCATCGACGCCGCCGCGCGGAAGATCAGGGACGCCTGGGCACGGTCGCCGGATGCCGAGTAGATTCGCTGGTCACGCTTGCCGGTGCCGAGGAGCAGGTAGAGCAGGACGGCTGCCGCAAGTTCGGTCTTGCCCTGCTTCCGGGGCAGCGCCATGAAGACCTTGCGATACTGCCGCAGGCCATCAGCCCGGATCGTGCCGAAGACCTTGCGGAGAATCTCGGCCTGCCACGTGCGAAGATCGAAAGGCTGGCCCGCGAAATCCCCCGTGTGCGTCAGGCGGTTCACAAACGCGACCGCTCGATCGCCAGGACTGAGACCACCCCCCTTCTGGGCCCGACGCGATGCCACAGTTACAGAGTCGCCGCCACTGCAAGTTCTGCGAGCGAAAAACCCTTCATGAGCGGCCGTCGTTCTCGAGCACCCTCGGGTGCCTGTTCAGCGTGTTCACTTTGGGGCTCTTCATCCCGATCTGGCTGCTGATCGGGGTGTGGGAGGCGATGGCGTACAAGTGGCGATGTCAGTCGTGCGGGGGAGGGAGAAGGCTCTAGCCGGCCGAGTGCACGTTGAGCAACCCGGCCCAGGGTGATTCGTTGTCCGAGGAGGAAGCCGGGCTCGCGAGCTTGGCCGAGGCGGCGGTCAGGCCGAAGTCGTTCATCATGCCCCGCACTCGCAGCGTCAGCGAGTTGATCACCGCGAGCAGTGGGTGCGGGATCGGTGAGCCGTGCCCACCGACCGCCGTGAGCCCCTCGTCGAGCACCACCTTGTTCGCCTTGTCGAGCATCGCGAGCGACCGGGCCGCGTTGACCACCATCATCGGGTCGATCTTCTGCCGCGTCCCGATCTTGTCGAGCACCTCGATCAAGCGGCGGTAATGAGCGATCACGTCATCACCCTCGTCGGAGGGAAGACGAAACCCATCCCACAGCCCGCCAGCGTGGCCGTGTCTCGTGTTGGTGGCCGTTCTTGCCTTCGGTCCCCGCCTTGCCATCGTGAATTACCCAAAGTGCCCCATCTAAATACGTGCAGAGG